GCTGACCTTTACCGCCTCGGGCGATACCGTAACTCTCACGGCGGGGACAACGGGTTATTATCTTTACGTAGCGGATTTTATGTTAGTGGAGGGCGAGCAAAAAACGCATTGGAGCCCCGCCCCGAACGAAATATATACCACAAACGTAAAGATAGACCGACGCGGAATTAACATTACAAACTCGGAAAGCTCGACCGAAACCATAATAGACAATACGCAGTTTGCCGTAAAGCACGCGGGGAATATCGTGTTGACGGTCAATAAGGACTTAACAACATTGCGTAAAACGGAGGTTACGGACGAGCTGACAATAGGCAAAGGAAAGTTTGTGCCTCATACGGACGGGCTTAACTTTGTACTGCTTGATTAAGGAGGCGACGCTATGGCATTAAGCGGTAGTTTTTATAACTATCCCGTAAAATCATTCGGGCTATATTGTGAATGGAGCGCAAGCCAAAGCGTTACGGGTAATTACAGCAATGTTACGCTGAAAGTTTACTTGTCTTACTGGGATTTATACGTAGGCGCAAGGGACGACGGCGTTATAAACATTGCGGGCAATTTGAGCAATTTTTCGACCGCAGCTATCAGCGAGTCCTCGAGCGGGTGGAAAAAGAAACTCATAGCGCAAAAGACCGTAACAGTATATCACGACGGAAACGGCAACGCTAATTGTTACCTCGGCGCCTCCTGGCGATTTAGCGGCAAATACTCGGGTACATCTATCGGGACGATTACGGCGGAGCAAACCGTTTCTCTCGATAAGTTAGACCGTTCGGCTCCGTCTATCAGCATAAGCGTATCAGACATAACGGCAAACTCCGTAAAGCTCTCTGCCTCCGCGTCTACAACGTGCGATATATGGGACTATACAACGAATAACTGGGGCAGTTATAAGCAGTATTCGACCTCTGCGGGCACGAGCAACAGTATCACTATAACGGGGCTTTCCCCAAACACGTCTTATACTATCGCAGTTAGAGCGCGAAAACAATATAATCACGTTGCCGGCTCGTCGGGCACAAAAACAATAAAGACACTCGGCGGCTCGGTGCTCTCCTCCGTAAGCACATTAACGGCAGATAATGCGACAGCAAAAATAACGCTTTCGGCTACCGTCTACGATACGAGCTACAAACACAAGCTCGTATTAAAGGACGGCAGCACGACAGTTTTAACCCTTACGGGGCTTTCACTCTCGAACGGCTCAAATACAATTACACTTACAGCGGCGCAGCGCTCGTCTATCCTCGCGGATATGGCGGCAAAAAAGAGCTTTACGGGCACGTTTAAGCTTTCGACTTTCAGCGGCTCCTCGCAAATCGGGGGCGCCTCAACCAAAACGGCAACGGTACAAACGACCGCGGCAAACTCTGCGCCGACGTTTTCGGGGTTTACCTATAAGGACACGAACACCACCGCGGCGGGAGTTACGGGAAATAATCAAATTTTGATACAGTCAGTATCAACGCTGCAAGTTATCGCGTCAGCGGCAACAGCCAAAAACGGCGCGACCATTTCGAGCTACTCCGTTTCTGCGGGCGGCTCGACCGCCTCAAGCACAACCGTAACGCTGAACGTCGGCAAAATATACACCTCGGGCACGGTGCCTATAATCGTTACCGCAATCGACAGCCGCGGCTACACCTCCTCGGCTACGGTAAACATTACGGTTATAGCCTATAAAAGCATAGACATAACAACCGCAATTATGCGGCGTGTAAACGAGATTGAGGACGTAACGCAAGTAACCCTCGAGGGAGATATTACACCCGTTAAGGTTAATAACGTCAATAAAAACACGCTGCGAAAGCTCTATTATCAGTATAAGAGGACAGACGCGAGCGCTTATAGCTCTTTGACCGATATAACGAGCTTTGCAACATTTAACGACAGCGGCTTTACGTTCACGTCGGACGAATGGTTAAGCCTGGACGCTAATTACTCCTGGTATGTGCGATTTTATGTTTATGATAACCTAACGGACGACACAGCAACAATAACCGTATCGCAGGGCACGCCCTTAATATCGTTCCGCCGAAAAAAAGTAGGCATAAATAAGCGAGAGCCAACCCAGGCGCTCGACGTTGACGGCAATATAGCCGCAAACGGAGTTATAGTCCTGGGATATGCAGGGCACGTCGAGGGCGACTTTAACAACTACAAAAACGGCGGTATTTTCTTTGCACCTACAACAAGCGGAATAAGCAACGCACCGCCAGGCGGAGCGGGCTATCTCGAGGTACTCTCGGCAACTGACGGCTTTAACCTTATTCAGCGTTACACCGCAACGGCGGCGGGCTGCAAGGTTTATATACGGTCGTTTATCCTTAATACAAACTGGACTCCCTGGACGGAGAAATAAGCAAGGAGGAAACAATATGCAACTTACACACTCTATCGCGCTTGACTTTGGACGCGATACACTCCCTATTACGATTTTTGCAAAGCAGTACGACAAGGAGAGCCGCTTTGTTGAAATTGTGCCCCTCGAGTGCGGCAAGGATTACACGCTCGAAAGCGGGGTAACTGCTCGCTTGCAGCTTACAAAGCCCGACGGTCATACCGTGCTCAAAACGGCAACGATTGCAAACGGCGTTATCAAAGTCGAGCTCACGGAGCAAACGCTCGCCGTTGCGGGTACTGCCGTTGCGGAAATCGGGCTTTACAAGGGTAACTCCCTTTTAAGCTCGCAAATTTTCTATATTGAAATTAAGCGAGCAGCTTATAACCCCGACGCACCCGCAAGCTCCGACGAATACCCCGCGTTAATTGACGCGCTCGGCAAGGTTGAAACCTCCGTAGGCTCTGCAAATTCCGCGGCAGCGGCAGCAAATGCAGCAGCAACGAAAGCGGAAACAGCGGCAGGCGGAGCCGATACTGCCGCGCAAAACGCGACCTCGGCAGCGTCGGCGGCTAATAATGCCGCAAGCGGTGCAAATACCGCAAAAACGAACGCAAATAGCGCAGCCTCCGCAGCGAATACCGCAGCGGGAGCGGCTAACTCTGCGGCGGCAGCAGCTAACGAGGCGGCAGAGGCGGCGGAGGGCGCGGAAAACGTTAATATCTCCGCTACGCAAACGACAACAGGAGCGGACATTACCGTTACCAACCGAGAGGGAGAACAAACGACCGTACATATTGACACGCTTACAGCGGTTAATACCTGGGAGGATATTAAAAACGCCGTCCGCCTCGGGCTTGGCGAGAAACTCTTTCCCGTTGGTTACGAGTTTAACACCCTCGACGCTGATACTACGCAAAATATTATATGGGTTGTACGGGCGCACGACCACCATACAGCGGCAAATAATAAGCTCACGCATACAATGACGCTTGAAACAAAGAACATTTACAGCTTGTCGAGTGGGGCGCAAAAGACGGTACAGTACGACGCGACCGAGGCTTTCTATTACGCAGACCTCGGGCTCGCAGCGGGCACCTATAATATCACAATTTCAAATCAATTATGGTACACCGCAGACAACGGCAAAACGTTTCAATTTGAGCTTACAAAGGCGCTCCCCGTGGGCGGTCAGCTCGTATTTGCTATGACCTATAACGCTACCCTCGAGGGCAAAAGCGTTAAAAGCTATGCAAATAAGACTACGACAACGGCGCTTGAAACCGTTACTCTTACGGAGGGCTCGGAGGGTACGAGCCTCGGCACAACAAACGGAAACAGCCCTTATGTAAACCATATGCACCGCGCTATTTTCGGCAGCAATAACTACGCTCAATCCGCCGTCCGTCAATGGCTCAACAGCGCCGCCGCTGCGGGCTCGGTGTGGACTCCCACTAACGTATTTGACCGTCCCGCGTCCTGGGCAACAAGCTATAACGGTTTTATGCACGGGTTGCCCGCTGATTTCCTGGCGGTCGTGCAGCCCACCGTACTTGCTTGCCGTACAAATTCGCTCTTTGAGGTTGAAAGCCTCGACGGTACGGCTTTTGCTATCAATCAGCTTTACAGCCTTAAAGCGGATAAGTTTTTCCTACTCTCCCGTCCCGAGATTTTCGGGAATTGGGACAGCGAGAGCTACAAGGACGGTACGCAGCTCGAATATTATAACGGTTTGACAGCGACCGAGCGTATCAAACGCGACGCGGCGGGTACGGCGCGTAACGCTTGGTTGCGTTCTCCTTACCCGTCCACCGCGGGCAGCGCGCGCATTGTCAACACGGACGGCACATTGAACGGCAGCAATGCGTACAACGGTAACGGCGTAGCCCCCGCTTGTATAATCGCATAATCGCAAATCCGCCTCGGCAGAGGCGGGAAAAGCGATTAAAAGGAGGTTTTTATATGAGTGTGCGAAAGGGCGACCGTCCTAACTCCGAAAGGAGGAAATATTGCGGGCGACAAAGGTGCCTCA